TATTAAGGGCCGTAAGCGCGGCATCGCTAATAGTTGTAATACCGGCTAACTTAGCAAGGTCCGCGTTTTTCTGTAAAGCTGCTAACTCGTTAATTTTCTTGAGGGCTAGATCCCCTTGATCGTCCTCAATAGCCATAAGGGCCTCAAGGCGTAAGCGTGTCTCTTTGTCATACGTAGCCTGTAGTGCAGCAGCGATAGAGATACGGTTAGTGTCAAATACGGCCGCAGCCTTTGATAACGAAAGTTTATTTTTCTCTGCTAATTCTTGTTTCTTAAGTAAAGCTAATCTTTCCTTTTCGCGCTTAGCTGCCGCTGCGGCCGCCGCCGCTCTAGCTTTGTCCGCCTTTACTTGGGCATCGGTAGCACCCGATATAGTCATAGGCGTACTAAAAGGCTGAGGCTTGAGTCTATCCTCTTTACCTAAATCTTTTATAAACTTAAGATAGGAAATATTATAAACGTACTCCCAATCTTTACTATCAAAACCGGGTATAAACTTTAATTTTTCGGATAATACTCCGATACCGCGAATAACATCGGCCGTACTTAGGGCCGCCTTTTCCATATTTGCAGCTAACGTAGCTACCGAGTCATCCTCACCTAGACCGGATAAAGCATCGACTAGACCTTTACCTATGATCTCTTGAGCGTTACCGGCTGCCTCTTTGAGTACGCGCATTTTACCCGCGTAAGTGTCAAGCTCGGCCGCACCTGCTCCGGCAAAAGTTTTAGTTAATAATTGGACGGCATCATTAACATCTATAGTCTTTAACTCTGTTTGTGTTAAGCCGAGGTTATATTTTCTAAGGCCTTTAGTGTTGCCCACGTATAGCGCGGCGAGATCTTGATTTACCGTGAGTAAATCTTGACCCGATCCGGCGGCTACATCTAACGATAGGTTGAGTAGATCTTGAGCTTTAGAAGTATCGCCAGTTACGGTTATGAGTTTCTGAAAAGCCTCACGTAATACTTCACCCTCGTAACCAAATTTTGCCGAGATATCGCCAAGTCTCTTTTCAATGATATCCGTATCGAAAGATAACCCTAGATTTTTTAATACTGTCTCAAGGCGCTTGGCTGATTTTTCATTTTCAGCAAAAGCTTTAACGGCATTTTTACCGTAGGCCAACATAGCCGCAGCGCCAAACGTAACGCCTAAAGTTTTAGCTACGCTTTTAATGCCTTTCTCAAAGCCGCCTAATTGCTTTTGGCCCTTGGCTAAGGCTTTACCGTCCCACGTAGATACGGCACTTACGACAAGGCTAGGTAAGTTTCTCATTATGCCGCCTTAGCGTAACGACCTTGATTAAAGGCGGCTTTAGTATTTTCTATAGCTTTAATTACCGATCCTTGTACCTTGCCTTGATCCTCGGCCCAAGCTCTAAAAATCATACGGCCGCGCATCTCTCGACTATCACCGTAGAGAGGCCCCATACGGCTAACAAAATTAGCACCGGCTCCGGGGTTATTGGATTTACTCTTAGGGGATCCGCCCGGGTTAGTACGTCCTGCCGTCTCATAGATAGCACCCGAGGCAGATTTATTAGCGATGTAATACATAGCTCTAAAGCCGTTTTTATTACGCTCACTTGGAGCGGCTGAGTAATAAATACCCTTACGAGCTGCCTCGGCATCATAAAAAGGAAAACGGCGTAACTTTCCCTCACTATTAAAAGTCCTAAATGCAGAGTTACGAGCCGTAATCTTTTTACCTACGGTGCCCTCGTCCCAGTTATAGAGCCCACCCGGCGCAGCCGTAGGTGCGTAACCTCGAGCCTTATCGCGTATCGGGATCATAATTCCTTTGATCTCTTTATTCATCTCTTTTAATAGCTCGGGATCTACTTTACGGATCGCGCGTAGAGTCTCTTTATACCCGTCTAGTTTTACGGACATTTTTAGACTCCTCCGCTTGCTCGTTTAATACTCTTACTAACATCTTAAACATCTCGGGATCGAGATCTAGTACCGCTTGAGGCGGGATCCCTAACCGTATTGATAGTTGCGCTACCAAATAAGTTAGAGAGTCCCGCCCTAGCTTAAAGGCTCGTCGTCTAATACCTCGACTCGAGTTAATGTATCTAAAAACTCAGGGCCAAAACTTTTTACGGTTTCGCCGCTTGTCCTAATACACTCCCAAGCTAACCAAAATAAATCGGTTTGCTTTTCATCGTCACGAAAGGCCTTATGAAAACCTTTCTTTGCATATAACTCAAAGGCGTACTCAATACGCGGCGTGATTTGGTGCTCTGTTACCTCGCCTGTAGCCCTTGTTATTTTGAGTCGTGCCATTTGTTGCCCCTTTGTTAGTTTGTTATACGGTTGTGTCTACTACGATTACTGAGTTACAGGTGAAGGTAATACTCTGAGTAGAGATATCACCGACGGCCCCGTTAATATCAGTAGTGTTATTTACTAATACTGTTGTCTGATATTCAGGGTTAGTAGCTGAGATAGTTGCGCTAGTCTGCTTAAGTGTTAGAGGTACTGTTGTACCCCAGGCACCCTGCAAAGTAGCTAGCACTTCACCGGCTGCGGTGTCGTTTAGAAAATCTAGAGTTACCGTTGAGGTCTCCAAACCTTTTGTAAAACGTCGAGCGGAGTCTCCCATGGCCGTGACCTCGAGCTCCTCAAATACGCGGTTAATTGTTGCGCTTGTTACGTGATCTGAGAGATCGACCGAGTTAAGGGTTACGACCACTCCATTACTTAAGAATATGGCCATGGCCTATTCCTCGCTTTCGGTTGTTGTTGTTGTTTCGATTTTTACTTTTGCTACTTTAACCGGAGCAGGCTCGTCTACGATCTGCCCGATCTTTCGCAAAAACTTTAGGTCGTCCTCTGTATATGCCATTAGTTACTCCCAGCTAGTTAGTACGGATATGTTTACGTCTACCGTTAAAAGGTCGCCGCTTTGTACGGATAAAATTGTAGGTGCGCTAACGCTGCCAATATTCATTACGATACTTGAGGCCGCTAATTTTTTTACTACGGCGCACACTAAAGTTTCGATGCCTTGTAGGTTGCCCTCATTAGAGAGCATGGGCACGTTACAAATAATGCGTAGATTGGCCATAGGTGAGATCCCTATGTACTCATTATTACTTGGAGTAAGGTACGGCTCGGCCGGTGAGACGATAACGCTATTTGCGATTATGGTAGGCGGCGGAAAACTAAAGGTCGAGTAATCGTTAGGGCTATCTATAGCCGCTGCGATGCTCGCTCTTAAAGTAGTAATAGGTGCTGGCATGATTTACCCGATCATGCTTAAAGGATTTTGATAACCGGCAAGGAGCCCGCGGATTTTGCCGATCATGCTATTACCCATACGGTAAGGGCTAGGGCTAAAACCATCAATAGATACGCCGCCGGTTTGTGAGACTTGGCGAGCTTGGAAAATGTCTACGGCCAAAATCATCGCGGCCTCACGTACGGCCGGGGTAGATGCGTAAGCGTTTGTTTTTGTATCTGCTCCTATTGCTTGGCCATAAGGTAATACTCGAGAAAAATTAACGTCAGTTGCGACCTTAGTAAATTGGATAAAGCTATAACCTGCGGGCCAATTCCACGCGTAGTTATTCCAAACGATCGACGGGATAAGGTTAGTAGTCCCTGCGCTCCACGGCATCGTGCCCGTAATCGTGTAAGTACCGTTAAAGGTTGAGCCGCATCCACTCAAGGTTACGCTTTGTCCTGTAGTAAATATTGCAGGGTTAGCGATCATTACGGTAGCTACGTTATTTTGTAGAGTCGTGCCCACTACCGGAGCAGATGCAAACCATAAAAACTGATTAAGTAAATCTTGAGCAGCTTGGCAGCACGTCTCTATAACATCCGACGAGTAAAGGTTTTCGATGCCTAAATTAGATCTAAGCTCGGCTTCGGTTACGTATGTGGCTGGCATGGTCTGCTCCTCTCAAAGTTAAAGGCCGGGAGGGCTCAAAGGGCTAAGAGCCCTCCCGACTACTAGGTTTTGCTTACGGTAGCTTTGCGTACTTCACGATGCCGTATGGCATTTTGGCAATAGTTGCCATAAAGCCATAGATAGCTACTTGTACTTGTAGGTTGCTTACTACGTTTACGCTCATGTAAGCCTGAGGTGAGCGATATACAGTAAATGCCTCAGGTGCAAGGATGATCGCTGAGTTATCATCTACAGCGGTTTGTGCAAAGTTTTTGTCCACGAATAAATCGAGTCCTAGTACGTTGCCGCGAATTGATCCCGGCTGAGTGAGGCCGCCGGCGTTCATAGGCTGAGAGCTTGAGTAAATTGGTCTGCCTGTGGTATCGGTAGCGCCCATCAATAGTTGCCATTGTGCAGCATTTCCGATGTAGTTAGTAGCAAAATATCCAGTATTCTTATAAACCGCGGCGGCTGCCTCAGATGCGTAAGAAATAATACCGTCGCTATCGCCTGTGGTAGCTGTTGCGCTTGTACCAGCTGCTACAAGAGCTGCTAGTACCGTGGTATCAATAGTAGTTAGGTAAGCATTTTGTAATTGCTGTGTTAATTCAGCATAGAAATTAGGATCTGAGCGCTCTAACAATTCTACGCTGATCGTATTCATGCCCGCGTACTTAGATACTGTACCTGTTAGATATTCCGTGACCATACCTGTATTTGATACGGCTCCGGCCTCGGCCTCTACTGTAACGGTTGGCGCTACGCCTGATCCGCCACCAGCTGAAGTAACAAGAGACGGTACGTTGATTGTCATGCCGCTAGCTGGGAGTACTCCCTGAGAGCAGGCATCAATAGCAGGTGTACCAAAACGAGTGTTAGTTACAAACTCTGTTAGGTACTGTGTAGGAGAAAATGCAGGGTTTGTAGAAAAACTATCATCCGCTGCGGTTACATATAGCTTTGAGTCATCATTACCTAGAGCAGCTTTAATTTTGTGCTCTGTGTATGTTGCCATCGATGTAATAGGTGTACGTACTCTCTGAGAGTCTAATACGGATGGACGGATAATCTTACGAGCAGCCTCGACCTTTTCAGCCTCGACCGGTGTATCTACCGGAGTCTCCTCCGGTGTATTTTCTGGGGCTGTAGTCACAGCTTCCTCGCTTTCGGTTTCTGTTTCGATTTCTACGATTGTCGTATTTATCGTTGTTGTTTTTTCTTTTGTACTTGTCGCGGCTTCGAGCGCTGCTCGCGCTGCGGCAATATCAGTAACGGAGGCGCTAGAAAAGGCCGCGCTCTCTACGAGGCTTACCTCTTTGAGGACCGCCGCCGTAACTAACAGGTAATCGCCCATTGGCTTAGAGGCCGTTACATCGACCCCTACGGATAAGCCGCTTACTAGGTTTTCCTGCGCTAATACGAGAGCATCTTGTCCTCGAGTGCTACTCGAAAGCTTAAAGGATCCGTAAATACCCTCGGGAGATGTGCCCTCACTAAATGAAATGGCGCGCCCTACCGGTTTATCCGGTTGATGCTGCATAAGTAATTTTATTTTAGATGCCTCAGCATAAGTAATAGAGCCGCGCTCAAACATCACGGGCCCGGCGCTTGTATGACCGATCTCGCCGTATGGTGCCACGAGTCCGGAGATAACGCGGCGCTCTGTGTCGGCCGCTTGTATTTCTTGATTAAACGTTAGTAGCACTTGTATCCCCTAGCGGTGTTAGTTGCTCCATTTGTCGAGCTTGGTTTACGTCGATTAACTGTAGATTTAACATTTTCTCAATGATATCTAAACGATCCTTAGCATCTACACGTAGGAAAGAGTCATCGACGGCAAAACGTACCTCATTAGATGAGTTTGTGATGTCGTTCATCGATAAACGATCCTCAATAGCTGAGATATAAGGTTGCAGCGAATAAGCTACAAACTCTTTACGCCCGTCAATAATATTTTGGTATGTCATTGAGTTATTCATGTCCGCCGAGATGTAATACGCCGGTACGTTCATAGCGCGAGCGATCTCGGTACTTAAGTATTGCGATGCTTCGTTATACATCATGTCTTTAGGACTAAAGCCGATATTTTCTACGGATAACGTAGATGTAAGATATGCGGTCGAGCGATTTTGTCGCGCCGCTTTCCATCCTGCGAGGATGCCTTGGATCTGAGACTCGGGTAGATCTGCGCCGTTATTTTTTAATACTGTAGTGGCCATCGGTGTAGCTGCACTTACCGCCGCTGCTTTTTGTACATCGTATGCAGCTCTAATAGTCGTGCTTGCACTTTGTAATACACCAGGTAGTAAAGATTGAAAAGTTACAAGAGATCCAATACCTGCCATCGGTACAAGGTTGCCATCGACAAAATAATCTTGGATCTCTGTACCGTATTGATTAGTCGTATATGTAACTCGGTTATTAGCTACCCACTCAAAGCCGCTAGGCCTGCCGTCGTCCGCATACAAAGAGGTGCAGCGCCAATAACTAACCCCGTAAAAAATTAGTGAGTCTACGGTTGCGCTAATTGTAAGGCTTCGAGGTTGGCGTATATCAGGTTGCTCTAACCAAATTGGAGAGCCTAATTTTTCGCCTGTAGATTTTTTGTATCCCCCTAAATCAATAGATGCAATAACACCGGCAATTAAATTACGGCATCGTGCAACGCTTGATACCTGTAAAGCAAAATTACGAT